CCGCATCTATCGCTGCGCACCCGGCACCGTGCACTACTGGATCTCCAAGGACAAGATCGAGGGCAAGGCCGCCGGGCGCCACAAGGTCTACCCCGTTGAGCAAGTTCAGGCTGCCTACGATCGCAGGCACCCCGAACTTGTCAGCGGTCTTCGATAGCCTTAAGGGTCATCGAAAACAGACCCCGGCGACCGCTACGAACGGCCCCGGGGCATGGCCGACTTGGTGGAGTCGACGTGGAAGAAGTTACCGTCAGATGCGGCTGCGGTCGAACAATGGCCCTGGACGCGAGACGAGGGCGCGGCGCATTCCGGTGCGGATGCGGCGCCGCGATACAGATCAGCGACAAGCCCCGCAGCGGGACTGCGTGCGTCGGTGCAGCTCCGGACGGAACGGCATGCCGCCTTCCTGTTCACAGCACCGACCCCCTTCCCTTGTGCACTAACCACTACCGCTCGACCGGGCTGCGGCAGTTCCACAAATGGCGTACTGCGGGCCCGGAAGAGATCGCCCTTGACGTCGGCGACTTCGTGCAGGCGGCGGTCTTTCGCCGCATGAGTGAGATGACTCCGGTGGAGATCATCGAATGGCGTCGCAAGCTTGAGGACGAACGACGCGAGCAGGAAGCTGCGGGCATCGTCTCCCGGAGTGGGGACGGCGCCGACGCTGACCGGCGCGGCCAGATTTACTTCATCCGGCTGGACGATCGAGTAAAGATCGGCAAGAGCCTTGACGTAAAGCGCAGGCTCGCGTCCTTCAGCAACCCGCTGATGCACGTGCTTGCCACAGAACCCGGATACACGATACGGGAGCGCCAGCTTCACGGGCAGTTCGCAGAGCTGCGCGTGGCAGGCGAATGGTTCCGGTTGGAACCCCCTCTGACGACCTACATCCGCAACCTGAGCGGTTACCGGACCAGCTTTGGAAGCCTCGCGCAATGATGCTTTTTACTGTCGCCGAGGCTGCGGCTCTTTACGGCACGCCGACCGGTACCATCCGCCGCTGGATCTGCGAAGACGGCATTCAGGGACAGCGTGACCCGCGCCTGTTTGGACAGCGCGGACAGCGCAAGCTCTACCCGGCCAGCGCGCTTCAGATCGCCTATGACCGCCGCCACCCTGAGGTTGATATCTACTGACTCCCAGCCGCCGCCGTGGGTCGGACCGGCTGGGTGCGGACGCCCCCCGCGTACCGCAACCCCCGGCCGAGCAGGTGGCACTGGCGGCCGGGGGCCAACCCACATCCGACGAAACCCACAGGAGAAACCCATGGACCTGCACACGCTCATCGCCGACGTCGAGAACGCCATCGGCAACCTGAAGAACCACCTGCTCGGCGACGCCAAGGACCTCGGCACCCAGGCGGCGACCGACGCCGGCCAGGTGCTGCACGACGGTGAGGCCGCACTGGCGCCCGTCGTCGAGGAGGCCAAGGCCGACGCCGACGCGCTGGCGGCCACCGCCGCCGCAGACGTCGCGGAGCTGACGCAGCCGGGCGCCCCGGCCGCCGGGCCCGTCGAGAGCGTTCCGGCCGAGCAGGCCCCGGCCGACAGCGCGAGCACGCCGACCGCCTGATGGCCGAGGCCACCGTCACCGTCGAGACCCGACACGGCGACGACTGCACCTGCCCCAGCGTCGGCGAGGTGAACATCAGCCTCGTGGCGTCGCGGCCGAACTGCCCCGGCGACCGCAGCCCCCACCGCGCCGGAAGCATCGACGCGCAGCTCGCGCCGTACAGGCCCGTGTTCAACGGCGCCGTCGTCATCACCTGGCCCGCCGTTGCGAAGTTGCCGACTCACGGTGCGCCGCTCATGCCGTGGCGGATGGAGATCCACGACCACGCGACCGGCGAGCAGATGCTCGGCGTCAGCGGGCTGCGGATGGTTATCGGCGGCGAGTCGTGGGACGACGAGATGATCTGCGTCGACCTCACCGAGCTCGTCGGCGAGGACGGGAAGCCGCTGCGCGGGAAGCGCGTCGTCCCCGTACGGGGCCCCGATGATCCGGAGCGCATCCGCAGGGGAGTTTTCCGGTACCTCGTCGCCGAGATGCGGGTCCGCGAGGACGACGCGAAGTAGCCGCGCCGGGAGGTGAGGCAGCGTGACCGAAAAGCGTGACCGATCAGGCCGTGACCGATCAGGCCAGTTCGCCAAGACCCTCGCCGGTGCCGAGCGCGACCGCGAGGCATGTCGCCTCCGCGAGCGCGGCCTGACCAACCAGCAGATCTCCGACCAGCTTGGCTACGGCGACGAACGCAACGTCCGCCGCGCAATCGAGCGCTGCTTGGACGCGATCCGGGCCGAAGGCGGCGAGATCGTCCGGCAGTTCGAGTTCGGGCGCCTCGACGAGATGCACCGGCGGGCGCTGGAAGTTCTCGAACGCCCCCATGTGACCGTGTCCAACGGGCGCGTGGTTCGCGGCGAGGACGGCGAGCCGGTTTTGGACGATGCACCCGTGCTCGCCGCCATCGATCGTCTCCTGAGAATCCAGGAGCGGCGGGCACGCCTGCTTGGCCTGGACGCCCCGACCCGCTCCCGCATCGAGGTTGTCGACGACGACGTGGCCCGGATGCTCGTTGAGCAGCTGGAGGCTGAGTTTGCCGAGTTCCAGCCCGAAGACGGCAGCGAAACGCCCGAGGTTTGACGCCGATCCGGCCACGCTGCGCCGGATTGTCGAGCTCAAGCGGCAGATTGCCAAGGCCAAGGCCGAAGCGGCTGAGCGCGATGCGAACGCCTGGCGACGGGTTGCGCGCCCCGAGCAGTTGGCCCCGGATGGTGACTGGCTCACCTGGGCGTTTATCGCCGGCCGAGGTGCGGGCAAGACGCGCTCGGCTGCCGAGTGGGTGAACGAGCAGGCCAAGAACTATCCCGGCTGCCGGATTGCGCTGGTGGGCCGCACCCCGGCCGACGTCCGCGACGTCATGATCGAGGGCGAGTCGGGGATCCTGGCCTGCGCCCGGAGCGGCCGGCCGGTCTACGAGTCCACCAAGCGGCGGCTCACCTGGCCCAACGGGACCACCGCGCACGCCTACTCTGCCGAGGTGCCCGCCGCGCTGCGCGGACCCCAGCACCACTTCGCTTGGGCCGACGAGAACGCGGCGTGGAAGGACGCCCGCAAGGGCGACGTCCTGGACACGTCGTGGAACAACCTCATGCTGGGCCTGCGCCTCGGCAGCGCCCCGCGGGTCGTGGTCACCACCACTCCCAAGCCCAATGCCCTGATGCGGACGATCCTGGGGCGGCACACCACCGTCAGGACGTCCGGCTCGACCTACGACAACCTCGCGAACCTCGCGCCGAGCTTCCGCGAGCACGTGCTGGCCACCTACGAGGGCACGCGCATTGGCCGCCAGGAGCTCCTCGGAGAGCTGCTGGAGGACGTCGAGGGCGCCCTGTGGACCCTCGCGGGCATCGACGCCGACCGCGTCAGCCCCGACGCGGTGCCGGACATGGTCCGGATCGTCGTGGCAGTCGACCCCTCCGGCGGCGACGGGCCCAACAACGACGAGCAGGGCATCGTCGTCGCCGGTCTCGGCATCGACGGCGAGCTGTACGTGCTGGACGACCGGTCCTGCAAGCTCTCGCCGCACGGCTGGGCGTCGAGGGCGATCGGCGCCTTCCGCGAGTACGCCGCCGACCGCATCATCGCCGAGATCAACTTCGGTGCGCAGATGGTCGAGCACACCGTCCGCAGCGTCGACAAGTCCGTCCCCGTCAAAACGATCAACGCCAGCCGCGGCAAGGTCCAGCGCGCCGAGCCGATCGCCGCCCTGTACGAGCAGCACCGCGTCCACCACGTCGGCCCGATGGCCAAGCTCGAAGACCAGATGACCACCTGGACCCCGATCGACGGCACCAGCCCCGACCGCCTCGACGCGCTCGTGTGGGCAATAACCGAGCTCACCGGGGGTGCCGGCCAGGGCGCCGCGTTCCTGGCCGCAATGAAGAACCGCGCCGAAGCCGAAGGCCTGACCGTCTCCACCGCCGCCCGAGACTGGCGCTCCCGCGTCCCGAAGAAGGCAGGGGGCTGACGTGGCGAAGCGCTCCGGCCGCGGCCGACAGACCGCACGCCAGCGCTCCAGCGCCCCCGCGGCCACGGCCTCGACCGAGGTCGTGCCTGCGGCCACGTGGACCCGGCCTCCGCCGCTCCCGGCGTACATCGGCAAGTCCACCGGCTTCCGGTCCGCCACGCGCACGCCCGCGCTTGTTGAGGAGTCCCTCGGCCGCCACGGCATGGACGCCTCGTCCAACCTCGGCCCCGGCCGGCCCCTGTCGCCGTATCAGGGCTACTCGCAGGAGCCGCGCTCCACCGACTACCCGGTCGGCGTCAACATCTCCACCCGGACGCGGTCCTCCTGGGGCCTGCCGTCGTTCGAGACGCTGCGGGCGATCAGCAAGGTCTACGACGTCCAGCGGATCTGCATCAACCACAAGATCAACGAGCTGAAGTCGATGCCGTTGATGTTCCTGCCCGCCCACGGCGTCCGCGGCGACGTGTCCGACGCTATTGACGCGGCCCGGCAGGTGCTGGAGTTCCCTGACCGGGAGCTGCCGTACGAGGCGTGGCTGTCCAAGTGGATGGAGAACGCCTACAAGTTCGACGCGGCCCCGCTGTACAAGCGCCGCAACATGAACGGCGACGTCATCGGCCTGGAAGTCCTCGACGGCACCACGATCATGCCGTACATCGATGAGAACGGCCGCCGCCCTCGGGCCCCGGCCCCCGCCTGGTACCAGCTCATCAAGGGCCAGGTGTGGAACTGGTACACCGCCCAGGACATCATCTACTTCGTCCGGACCCCGCAGGAGGACTCCCCGTTCGGCACCGCGCCGATGGAGACGTTCCTGCTCAGCGCGAACACCGACCTGCGGTTCCAGTGGCACTTCCTCCAACTGTTCACCGAGGGCAGCATCCCCGGCGGCTTCGTCGAGGTCCCGCCGGACGTGTCCAGCCCCGACCAGGTGGCCGAGTGGCAGGACTACTGGGACGCGATGGTCGCCGGAGACCAGACGATCCTGCACCGCCTCATCGCCGTCCCCGCCGGGACGAAAGTCACCTCGACCAAGCCGGAGTCTTTTGACCCGCTGTTCCCCGAGTACCTGATGATGCGCTGCTGCGCCGTACACGGCGTCGTCCCGCAGGACGTCGGCCTCATCAAGGACGTCAACCGGGCCAACGGCGAGACGCAGACCGACATCCAGTTCCGCGTCAACACCTCCCCGGACGTGATGGCCGTCGAGGGCGCCCTGTCCCGCTACCTGCGCTACGACATTGGCCTGCCGGTCCGCGTCAAGCTCGACACCGGCCGGGAGAAGGAGGACCGCCTCCAGGAGGCGCAGGCGCACAAGCTGTACGTCGACATGGGCGCCGAGTCCGCCGACGAGGTGCGCGAGAACGTCCTGGGCCTGGCGACCGACCCGAACCGGCCGACGCCGCGGTTCGTCAACAACGCCCGCATGGGCCCGATCCCGCTGCCCTCGGTCGAGGCCGTCGCGGGCAAGACCGACCAGGAGACGTTCGGGCCGACCGCCGACCAGCCGCCGCTGGACCGGCCCTACGCGGGCGCCATCGGCGTCATTCCCGAGGTCGGCACCGCCGACTCCAAGGCGGCACTGACCGCCGTGGACGCCGAGCAGCAAGACCACCGTGCCGAACTGAACGCGAACCGGTCCACCGTGCCGACCGTCGCCGACACCGGGCACACCATCGCCAAGGCCGCCGACGTCGAGCTGGCCCGGTTCGACCGCTACCGGCAGACGCGCCTGGTGCGCCGCCGCTGGCGCGACTTCCAGTTCAGCGACCTGGTGGACCCGCGCACCGCGCACCGCCTCAACGACGGCGGCCGGGCCGCGGTCCGCAAGGCCGCCGGGCAGGTTGCCGTTGCGGGCCTCGCCGTCCGCGCCGCCGACACCGGCCGCGTACTGATGTTGCAGCGCGGCCTGGACCCAGCCGACCCGGCCGCGGGGGCCTACGAGTTTCCCGGCGGGCACGTCGAGGGCGAGGAGACGCCCGAGCAGGCCGCGGTCCGCGAATGGCTGGAGGAGACCGGCCTCGCGCTGCCCGCCGGCCAGTGGTCTGGCACGTGGACCTCGACGAACGGCGTCTACCAGGGCTGCGTCTTCACCGTCCCGTGCGAGGACGGCCTGGACATCTTCGACCGGGACTTCCTGACCAACCCCGACGACCCCGACGGCGACCAGGTGCAGGCTCTGGCCTGGTGGGACCCGGCGCAGCTGCCGGGCAACCCCGCGGTGCGGACCGAGCTGGCCGCCGACATGGACGCGGTCCTGCAAGCACTCACCCCGGCCGAGGTCGCCAAATCCGTGGACGAGCCGGAGACGGCCCGCCAGTGGCCCGGCTGGGACCGCGACCTGGCCGTGGCACGCATCTACGCCGACCAGATCCGGGGCGCCCTGACCGGCGGCATCGATACCGGTGTCCTGGCCCGGGACTGGATGCGCAGCCGGGCGGTCGCGAAGTCCGCCGACGAGGCAGACGGGCCGTCCGGGGATGATCTGGCGGCCGCCATCGACGCGATCCTTGCGCCGATCCTGGGCGATGCCCGCACCGAGGGCTACGTCCTCGGCCTGCGGTCCGCAGTGTCGATGACTGCGGGCGTGAGCGTCGACTGGGGCGGCTGGACGCCCGGCGACCCGGCGGCGGCGAACCGCGTCCTGGGCGCCGACAGCCTCGGATCCGGACTCCAGCAACTACTGGACTCCTCCGGCGCCGGCATCAAGAGCCTCGGCGCAGGGCGCTTCGACGAGCTCGCGCAGTCCCTGGCGCTGTCGCTGGAGCGCGGCGACTCCGCGGACACCCTGGCCCGGGACCTGCGGGACATCCTCGACAACGACACCTGGGCCTGGTCCGTCGCTACCACCGAGATCAACCGGGCGGTATCCGCGGCGACGCTGGACGTCTACGGCCAGATGGGCGTGACGGGCAAGAGCTGGCTTACGGCTGCCGACCAGCGCGTCTGTCCCACCTGCGATCGCAACGCGAGCGACGGGGCGATCCCGCTGGACGCCGGGTTCTCCTCCGGGGACGCAGCCCCTCCGGCCCACCCCGGCGGCTGCCGGTGCGCTCTCGCGCCGGAAGACCTGTAGAGAGGCGACCGTGGCTGAGCCCCAAAGATACGTCCTCGGGATCGCTTACCAGGCCGGACCGGATCCGCGCATCCAGAAGGGCGCCGACGGGGGCCGGGACTACTTCACCGAGGCCGAACTGGAAAAGGCCGCCTGGAGCTTCCTGAAGGAGGGCGGCGGCCAGGTCGGCCTGTTCCATGCCGACGGCACGACCGGTGCCGCGCAGGTCGTCGAGAGCTACATCTGGCGAGGGGACCCCTGGGATCTCGGCGACGGCGTTGTCGTCACCAAGGGCACGTGGCTCGTCGGCGCGATCCTTGACGAGGCCGCCTGGCAGCTCTACCAAGACGGACGCATTAGTGGGTGGTCGCCGCAAGGGTCCGCCCGCCGTATTAGGAGGGCCTGATGTCCGACCTCGGACCGGACGATGAAGAGTTCACCGAGCTCGTTGACGCTGATATCCCGCGCGTGGACCTCGTGGACAAGGCGGCCAACGGCACCCGGTTCTTGATCGCAAAGAGCGCGACCGGCGCCGGACTGTTCGCACCGGACTTCGTCCGCGACCTCATCGCCAAGGGCGGCGAAGCCGAATCGGATGGCGATGGCCTGAAGTACGCAATGCTGGCCAAGGCCTACGGCTGGATGCCCAGCCAGGTCGATGCCCTGACGCCCTCGCAGCGCGCGATGGCGCTGGTGCACGCCGCGAGCATCCGCAAGGCCGACTACGACACCGCCGACCGCAAGCACCTCGCGAGCACCGGCGCCGCCATGCCCGACGGTTCCTACCCGATCGCCGACCGCGCCGACGTCGAGGACGCCGTGCGTGCCGTCGGCCGTGGCAACGCGAGCCACGACGCCATCCGGCGGCACGTCATCAGCCGCGCCAAGACCCTGGGCGCCTCGGATGCGATCCCCGAAAACTGGAATTCCGACGGCTCCCTGAAGGAGGGCTCGGTGGCCAAGGCCGAGATGGACATGGACCCCACGGCCGTACTGGCCGAGCCGGACGGCGACGCCCCCGGTGACCCGAACGACCCCGGCAGCCCGGCCTGGGAGGCCGTGGACGCCGCGTCCGCCCGCAAGTGGACGTCGCTGCTGGTTCGCGCCCGCAACGCGCTGTGCGCGCTGGCCGAGCGCGAGGGCATCGAGGCCATGGCCGGGGACGACGATGACCTTTACTCCGCCATGGACCTTCAGGACGCCTCGCGCTGCATCGACGATGCGGTGGGCATCCTGGCCCGGTTCGCCGTGGACGAGCAGGCCGAGGCGGACTTCGGCGCCGAGGAGCTGGCCGCCGTCGGCAAGGCCATGGCCGGGTTCGACGCCGCGGCGCTGGAGACGCTGGAGGGTTTCGCGCCGGTCGTGAAGGCCGGACGAACGCTGTCGGCCGCGAACGAGGCCGCGCTGCGGACCGCGGTGGACGCGCTCCAGAAGGTGCTGGCGTCCCTGCCGGCGCCCACCCCCGACGACGGCCAGCCGGTCGCCAAGACGACGAAGGAGGCGGCCGTGGCCGTCGAGACCAAGCTCGCCGAGGGCGAGCACGTGCTGTCCGCCGAGGCCGCGCGCAGCATCCCCACGGCGCCGCTGGCCAAGGCCAAGGGCAAGCCGATGTTCGTGGTGTGCAACGCCGACGGCAAGCCGGTGGGCGTGTGCGACCCGGACGACATCATGCCGATCGCCGACATGGGCGGCGGCGAGACTTCGGACGCCGAGCAGGCGCCCGGCGGGGACGGCGCCGACGAGGGCGCCGTGATCCCCGGAACCCAGACTGTCGCCTCCCCGGCGATGGATAACGACGAGGATGTGGCCAAGTCCGCCGCGGAGGCCGGAATGGTCGCCGCGCTCAAAGAGGTCCTGGGGCCGCTCACTGGAGAGCTCGCGCAGTACGCCGAGCTGGGAGCGGTCGTCAAGGGCTTGCAGGAGCGCGTCGAGCACCTGGCGGCGATGCCGGACGACCGTCGTTCCCCGGTGCTCAACGGCGCCACCGGCGCGGGTGCGGGAATCGCCCTGCGCGAAGGGGCGCCCGACGCGGACCGGTTTGCCGAGCTGCGCAAGGCAGTCGCCGAGGCGCCCACCGAGGCCGCCAAGCGCGATGCGCAGGCCGCACTGGCGTACGCCAGCGTCCGCGACCGGTTCGACCCCCGCTGACCGCGGGGCCCTGACCTAGCAGTCTTCCCCGGCAGCCCGTAGCCCTTCAGCGGCAGCGGGCCGTTCGGCATGCCCAGAAAGGGGCATTTGCGTGTCTGTCGACAACATCACCGCCGAGACGCTCGACGCCATCAAGAAGGCGACGACCGCCGGCGTGACCTCCGGCACCGGCATCGTCGGTATCGACCTGGCCGACCTGATCTCCCTGATCCCGGTCAACACCCCGTTCCGCGACCAGCTGGCGCGCACCAAGCCCAAGATGGGCGCGAAGTTCGCCGAGTGGCGTGCGCTGGTCAACGTGAACAACACCCAGCCGAACCCGTTCACGGCGTTCGACGCCCCCGCGCCGGTGGTGAACATCGACGAGATGGACGTCACCAGCCTGTACGCGAAGATCGGCGCGGGCTACACCGTGACGAAGGACGCCATCGCGCAGGCCGCCGGCTACGCCGACGCCAAGGCCGTCGCGGTGTTCAACGCCCTGAACCAGTTCAAGATCGGCGAGGACAAGGGCGCGATCGGCGGCTGCCTGTTCAACCTCGGCACCCCCGCCACCCCGACGGTCACCCAGTCCGACACCGGCGGATCCATCGCCGCCTCCACCGCCGTCAACGTGAAGGTCGCGGCCCGCACCGGCGCGAACTACTTCTGGGGCGGCTCGACCATCGCCAGTGCGCAGGGCACCGTCACCACCTCCACCGTGGTGGCCTCGACCCACTCCGCGACCGCCACCGTCACCGCGGTGCGCGGCGCCGTGGCCTACGACTGGTACGTGGCCGGGTTCTACTACACGACCACCACCGTCAACGCCGTCACGATCACCTCCATCCCGACGGCGAACCAGGCGGTGCCGAACCTTCCGGACCTGTACGGCACCGCCCCGTCCGCGGTCCCGACCGCCGACACCTCCGCGGGCGCCAACCAGATGAACGGCCTGATCGCCACCCTGGCCGGCGACTACGCCACCGGCGGCGCCACCGGCCTGGTCACGCCCGGCTCCGGAGTGTCCTCGGGGGCGTACTTCAAGTCCCTGAACGGCAGCGCGTTCAGCGTGTCCGGCGCGTCGGTGACCGAGCTGGACGACATGAACCAGTCGATCTACGACACGGTGCGGTTGTCGCCGGACGCCTACATGGTGTCCAGCCAGCAGGCCACCGAGCTGTCGAACGTCATCCTCGGCTCGACCGCCTCCGAGACGTTCTTCCAGCCGAACCTGGCCGGCCGTTCCGAGGCCGTGCTGGGCGCGTTCGTCGGCTGGTACGTGAACAAGGCCGCGGGCGGCACCCCGATCCGCATCGAGGTCCACCCGCACGTCCCGCCGGGCACGCTCATTGCCCGCACGGACCGGGTGCCGTTCCCGAACTCCAACATCACGAACACGCTGGAGATCCGCTGTGTGGACGACATCCAGGACTACGAGTACGCGGCGAACCGCGGCAACGGTGCCGGTGGCGGCCCGCGGTACGACGGCGAGACCTACGCGAACGAGGCCTTGATCAACAAGGCTCCGGTTGCGATGGGTGTGCTCCAGAACATCAAGTGATCCAGGCCTCCCGGCGGCCGCAGCCGGCCGCCGGGAGGCTCCCTCCAGCCCACGAGGAGCTGCGCGATGCGCATCGTCCACACCGACTCCGGAACCACCGTCCTGAACCACATGGGCGTCGACTACCACCGCGGCCCCGACGGCTCGTTCGACGTGCCCCCGGAGGTCGGCGAGCAGCTGGTTGGCTTCCCGCACTGGAGCCGCGACTACGAGGCGGCCGGGCCCGACGCCGAACGCGCCGCCATGGCCGCCCGCATCGCCGAGCTGGAGGCGCTGCTGGCCGCCGGGCGGGACGAGCCCGAGCAGCAGAACAGCGCCGGGACCGAGGAACCCGCCAAGCTGACCGCCGCGCAGAAGAAGGCCGCGGCCAAGGCGCAGGCCGAAGCCACGCCGCAGGCGTGATCCTCGCTCCCTATACGCAGGCCAAGCAGCACCCGACCGCCAAGGCTCTGCTGGAGCGGCATGCCCCCGGTGACATCACCTGGGCGCTGATCCCCGAGCGCGACGACACCGCGTATGCCCGGATCCTCGTCGAGGCCTGGGCCGAGCCCGGCCCGCTGGTCATCGTCGAACACGACGTCGGGATCCGTGCGGGCGTCGTCGAGGAGCTGCTGGGCTGCGATCAGCCCTGGTGCGGCTTCCCCTACGCCATCGGCGAATCGCTGCTGGTGTGCCTGGGCTGCACGAAGTTCTCCGCGCACCTGAAGGCCATGCAGCCGGGGCTGATGGCCGAGGCCGCGGCGATCGACTCGGCGCAGGACGGCGGCGGCGTCCCGGCCGGTGACTGGCGGCGCATGGACGTCCGGATCGGTGCCTGCCTGGAGCGCCTCGGCCACAACCGGCACCGGCACGAGCCCGCCGTGGATCACTTCCACCAATACGCGTAGGAGGTGCCCGTGGCCGCTCCCGTCACAGCCCCGTATGCGCCGTCGTACGCCTTTTCAGTCCCCTATCTCACTCCGGCCGAATACCTGGCCGAGCCGACCGGGGTGGACGTGTCCTCGCTGTTGCCGCGAGCGTCGGCCCAGGCCGCGCAGGATGCGGTCCTGACCCGCGTCATCGGCCGAGCGTCGGCGTGGGCCGACCAGTACTGCCGCAAGATCCTCGCGGCGACCGCCGACGTGCAGTCCGGCGAGTACCGCGTGTTCTCCGACGGCACGATCCGTGTCCCGGTCGACAACACGCCCCTGATCCAGGTCACGGACGTCAAGCTCGGCTACGTCGCCGGTTCGCTGGCGTCGCTGCCGGACCTGTCTCGCTGCCGCCTGTCCAAGAAGGTCGTGCGCATCCCCGTTGCGGCCTGCTCGTACGTCCCGTTGACGTGGACGGGTGCCGCCCGCTCCCGTGCCGGCTGGCTGTTCGCCGACGTCACCTACGTCAACGGCTACGCCCACGCCCTGACCGCCGCATCCTCCGCCGCCGGGGCGATGCTGCTCCAGGTAACCGGCACCGGCCTGGGCATCGTGCCCGGCCTGCCGCTGACGGTATACGACGGCGCCGCGAACGGCGCAGACACCGAACAGGTCGTCGTCGACTCCTCCTACGTCTTCGGCTCGCCGTTCGTGCCGCTGGCCGCGCCGATGCGGTATGCGCACGGCGCCGGCTGCTCCGTCTCGGCGCTGCCCGGCTTCGTCCGCGAAGCCGTGATCTGCATGACCTCGGCGCTGATCAAGACGCGCGGGTCCGACGCGTACGTCATGCCGTCGGGGCCCCGCCAGCAGATGAAGATCGCCGAGATGATGCCGGGCGCGGACGAGGACATTGACATCGCCATGGAGCTGCTCGAACCCCTGCGGCGCGTCTGGTGAGCCGCTCCGACGTCCGCGCGGCCATTGCCGCGTTCCTGGCCTCGGCAAATATCGTCGGCCTTCAGAACGTCTACCAGGCACTGCCGATGTTTCGTTCCGGGGAGCTGCTGAACCTCGGCGCCGATAATGCCGCAGGAGCGTACGCCTGGATCGAGCTCGGACAGTCCGAGGAGACGCGCATCTCGGTCCCGGCCAAGTACCCGGGCTATACCGGCTCCGGCGACAAGACCGTCCACTACCCGGTGACCGTCATCGTCGAATATCAGTACCTGATCCCGCAGCAGCTCAATTCGCAGCTCAGCCCCGATGACTGGGTGCTCGCCGAGGACGCCATCCTTCAGGGGATCAAGGACCGGATCCACTCCGATCCGACCCTCGGCGCGAACGGCACGATCTTCGCCGCCGCCCAGGAGCCGAACAGCCTGCGCATCGATCCCGACAGCCCGGTACTGGAGCCCGGGAAGGTCATGTCGGTGCACGGGATCGAGTTCCGTGTCACCGAGGTCATCCAGGCCTGATGGCCAGCAAGCGCCGCCGGACGGTCTCGGCCGCCACCCGCAAGAAGCTGTCGAAGGCCTCCACGGGCCGCCACGCCTCGGCCGCGACGCGGGCCAAGCTGTCCAAGGCATCCAAGGGCCGCAAAGCCTCCAAGGCCACCCGGGCGAAGCTGTCCAAGGCCAACAAGGGCAAGCACCGCACCGCAGCCCAGCGCGCGGCCCAGTCCAAGCGGTCCAAGGGCAAGCACCACCGCGGCGTGAAGCGCACCGCCGCACAGAAGGCCGCCCAGTCCGCGCGCCTGAAAGGCAAGCACCACAAGGGCCACAAGGCCACCGCGGCCCAGCGCGCCGCCATGAGCGCCCGCATGAAGGGCAAGAAGCGCCCCCACAAGGGCCACCCCCACAAGACCGCAGGCAGGAGCCATGGCCGAGGACACACCCCCCGAAGGGTCCGCAGCGCCCACGAGCGCATCTTCCCCTCCCGCTTCAAGCACGGCCGCAACCGGCTCCCCGCGCGCTTCAAGGCGGGCAAGCGGATCCGCGGACTCCGGGCCCCCTTCGCCCGCGGGCGGCACCACCTCCGCGACTGGCGAAGCCGCGGCCACCACCGCTGAGGATGGCGGCGCCCCGGCGAGGCCCCGTCCGGGCTGGTACCGCAACGCCGGCCTGGTGCCGCTGACCGTCCAGCCCGACTCCTACCCCTCCGCGTACCTGAAGTCCGGCGACGCCGCATGGCTGCCGGACGACCCGTGCCACGCGCACATCGAACCCTGCGACGCCCCGCCGCCGGAGCCGGAGACGGCCCCGGGGCAGGCGGACACGACCGGAACGGAGTAGCCGATGACCGCGCCGCTCGTGTGGCCCAGCAGCAAGCAGACCGTCGGCATCAACGTCGAGACCGCCCCGGGTGCGGGCGGCACCCCGGGCTTCTGGCTGCCGGTCGACCATTTCACCTGGAACGACAAGCCCACCTGGCTGAAGGACATGGCCGGGCGGGGCGTGATGGGCCGGGACTCGTTCAACGTCATCCAGGGCGTAAAAATCGGCGAGCTCGATTTCGACGGGCCGTTCTATGCGGACATCTCGCCGTTCCTGGTCGCGAACCTGCTCGGCGACGTCACCGCTACCGGCACCGCGACCACGCCGACCGGAACGCTGACCGCGCCGTCGATCATCGGCGCGACGTCCGTCACGTCATCGGTGTCGATCCCGTCCGGCACGCTGATCCAGATCGACGTCGGCAACCTCGCCGAAGTCGTGACGACCACCGGAGTTCCGACCGGATCGTTCACGATCCCGGTCCCGGCACTGACCAAGCCGCACCTGTCCGGCGTGGCCATCACCGCGCTCAACGCCGCGCCGCTGGTGCACCGCATGTCGCTGATGAACTCCGGCAACGGCCGGGGCCAGGGCGCCGGGTCGTGCCAGCCCTCGACGCTGGCGATCTCCCAGTGGTACGGGCCGACCGCGACGTCCGGGGCCCGGCAGTTCGTGTCGGTGGTGCTCACCGAGTTCACGCTGAAGTGGAACGCGGAGACCGAGTTGGCGATGTACACCGCCAAGGCGATCGCCTGGGCGTCCGCCACGATGGGCTCGATCCCGGCACCGACGTACAGCGCCGTCAAGCCGCTGCCGTCGTGGGGCGTGCAGATCGGCATCGGCGGCCCGGCGTCCGGCGGGACGCTCGTGACCAGCTCGGAGACCGGCGAGTACAACTTGCACCGCGCCGCGAAGGCAAAGTTCACCGGCCAGAACAGCCAGAACCCGTACCTGATCGTGCGCGGCGACGTCTCGGCGGACTGGAAGTCGGTGTTCGTCGCGGACACCGAGTCGACGGCGCTGCTGCACATGCTGAGCAACGACCAGCCGCAGTACCAGTGCGTGCTGTCCAACGGGCTGTCCGGCGCCAGCGCGTCGGCGTTCCAGGTGGACATGCAGCAGGCGACGTTCACCGAGGTCAAGCCGAACTTCGGCGAGGAGGCCGTCCGTTTCGACGCGACCGGCGGCACCGTCTTCAACACCACGAACGCCGGCTACACCGGCGGCACCGCGCCGATCTCCATGTCCTTCACCAACGCCGTCGCCGCGGGCAGCTACCTGTAGACCCCGGCGGCTCCGGACCCACCCACACCTGGAGCACCATGACTCACGAGCACGAGCAGCCCGCCGCCGGGCACCTGGCGTTCGCCACCGGCGGCGTGGTGTCCGGTGCCGAAATGCCAGTCCCGGAGCCAGTCCCGGCGTCGTTCGCGATGCCGCACGCCCTCGGGACCGCCCCCGCCGCAGGCGTGCGGGCCGCCGCGCCGACGGCGGGAGCTGGCCAGCCGACGACGCACGCAATGCCCTCGGGCTACACCGTGACCGTCGCGCCGCTGGAGATGCTGACCCGTCGCGACCGCACGGACCTGATGGCCCTGAACCGGGACCTGTCCCTTGCCGAGGACCCGGAGCGCGGCAAGAAGATCATGGACGCCATCCTGGCCCGCCTCATCGTGGCCTGGACCTACCCGTGGCCGCTGCCGTCCGCCGACCCCGAGTCCCTGGAGCGGCTGCCGATGACCGACGTCTGGGACGTGGAGAAGCTGACCGCCCGCGCCGACAAGCTGCTGTTCGTCGGCCCCGTCACCCCCGACGACCACGCCGACCCGACCTCCCCTACCGCGCCCTCCGGCGAGTAAGGGCCGCTCTGGAGGGAGGACCGGGCGCCGCCCGGATCAAGTGGCCCGACGGCGACCCGTGGCTGGCGATGTTCGATTACGGCTGGTACGCCGCCAGGTTCGGCTGGACACCCGAGCAGGTCGACCGGATCCCCGCATGGATCGACGCACGCATGCCCGCGTTCATGGGCGTCTGGGACGAGGTGGCAGGGGGTCGCTGATGGCCGGGATCGTGTGGCACGGGGTACGCGAGTTCAACGCGGCCCTGGACAAGGCCGTTACTGAGGCCTACGCCGCCGGGCGCAAGGGCGCGAACAACGCTGCCGCGCTGGTGTCGAAGACCACCCAGGAGAAGCTGCGGAAGACCACCCATAAGCGCGGCACGCCGACGCCCTCGCGGCCCGGCGAGCCGCCTTCTCTTGTCTCCGGGCAGCTGCGCCGCAGCATGAAGATCGTGCCCGCGGTGCCGCTGGGCGCGACCGCGTGGAAAGCCGAAGTCGGACCGACCGCGGCCTACGCCCGCATCCAGGAGCTCGGGGGCACCACGGGCCGCGGGGGCGAGCTGCCCGCCCGGCCCTACCTGGAGCCGTCCGTCCAAGAGCTGATTGACTCCGGCGCGCTGTGGGCGGCGTTCCGCAGCGGATACGGGTCGTTCTGATGGGCCTCGGGGGCGGTCTGCTGCCGCCGCTGGTGGCCGAGCTCATCATGGACATCGACAAGTTCTCGGCGGGCGCGGTCAAGGCGCAGGTGACCAGCAAGTCCCTGGCCGACTCGACGAACGCGATGTTCACGAAGGTCGGCAAGGGCGCGACGGTGGCTTTCGCCGGGATCGCCGTGGCCTCGGTCGTTATGGCCGCCGACTTCGACGCGCAGATGACGCGGCTCTACACCGCCGCGGGCGCGCCGAAGAAGGCGGTGCAGGACGCGACCGGCCAGATACTGAAGTTGGGCGATGCGGTCGGGTTCTCCGGCACGCAGATGGCCGAGGCGCTGTACCACCCGGTGTCGGCGGGCCTGGACCTGGCGACCTCGCTCCAGGCGGTGAAGTACGCCGCCGAGGAGGCGCAGATCTCCGGGGCGTCCCTGGACGACACCACCTACGCCCTGTCCTCGGTGATGAAGGCCTTCAACCAGGACGCCAGCCAGGCCCACGACACGATGGCGCTGCTCAACAGCATCGGGCGACATGCGGTTCCAGGACTTCAACACCTCGGTCAAAAACTGGGCCCCGACGGCGGCGCAGATGGGCATCTCGATCCAGTCGATGGGTGCGGCCCTGGCCTACCTGACCGACCGCGGCAACTCCGCCGAGGAGGCGGCGACCCGGGTCACGATGGGCCTGTCGATGATGGCCACGCCGTCCAAGCAGGCCGCGTCCCTGCTGGAGGGCATGGGGGTGGCGTCCTCGGACGTATCGGCCGCCACCGAGTCGATGACCGAGATCATGAAGAAGGCCGGCATCACCCAGAACCAGCTGGCCCAGGACCTCCAGAAGCCGGACGGCATCTACGTCGCCCTGACGCACCTGAAAACGGCTCTGGCGGCGGCCGGGATCGCCGGTACCGAGGCTGACAGCGTCCTGGCGAAGATCTTCGGCGGCGGCCGGTCCGACAAGGCGATCATGTCGCTGATGCAGAACCTGGACGGCCTGAAGACCAAGTTCGAGGACATCGGCACCGGGACGCAGAAGTTCGATCAGGCCTGGGCCGACACGCAGGCGACGTTCAGCTTCAAGATGAAGCAGCTGACCGCCGACGCGGAGAACTTCGGCATCTCCCTGGGCAACAGGCTCATCCCGATGATCGAGTCGGTCGTGTCCTGGTTCGACCGGAACAAGATCGCGGTCGACGCGCTGGCCCTGGTGATCGGCACCGTGCTGACCGTCTCGGTCGTCAAGTACGCCCAGGCCCTCACCGGCACCGTCATCACCGCGATCGCCAAGACCGTGATCGGCATCAAGGCCATGGCCGACTCCAGCGAGGAGGCCGCAGCCAAGCAGGCCGCCGCCGCCGCATCGGCGGAGAAGTGGGGCACGTCCCTGGGCAACGCCATCCCGGTCATCGGGGCCGTCATAGCCGGCGCCGCCGAGCTGGGGATACAGCTCAACAAGTGGATCGAGGGGACGCAGAAGGCCGCACTGAGCAGCGATCAGCTGGCCGTCGGGATGCTGAACGCCAAGGGCGCCGTCCAGGACCTGTCGAAGGTCACCGACGCCTCCAGCGAGATCACCCAGGCGATGGCCGGGCACCTGGACGGATCGACGTCCCAGATCGCGCTGTACGGCGTGGCGCTGGCCAAGAGCGGCCAGATGACGGGCAACGCCGCTTCCATGACCAAGGACTATGACAGCGCCCTGGCGCAGCTCGTGGCGTCCGGGAACGGCGCCCAGGCCAAAGCCATCGTGGACCTGATCACCTCGGCCACCGACAAAAACGGCAAGGCCCTGATCAACACCGCGGCCGCCTTCCCGGCGTACTTCAGCGCCGTGGGCCACGGCGCCGCCTCGGCGGCCGAGGGCGCGACCGCCACCGACGCCTCGACGACCGCCGTCGATGCCAACTCCGTCGCGCTGGACGAGAACGCCAAGAGCATCGGGCAGGCCGTGGACGCCGGCAACTCCCTCACCGACGCCATCAAGGCGGTCGACGACGCCTACACCGGCCTGTCTGCGAACCTGTCGACGTCCGCGGCGCTGCTGGACTTCAAGAAGGATCTGCTGTCCGTTACCGACGAGATCAAGAAGAACGGCAAGGCGTTCGACGACAACAGCCTCAAGGGCATCGCGAACATGCAGGCTTTCGAGAAGGACGCCGAGGCGATCCTGAAGGTCCGCGACAACCAGATCAAGGCCGCGGGCGGCACCAAGGCCTCGACGGAGGCCATTCAGGCAGCCAACCAGACGGCCTCCGACCAGGCCGCGCAGCTGCTGAAGGTGTGGGAGCAGACCACCGGCAACAAGAAGGCCGTCGACGCCTACGCCGCCGCCATTGGCCTAGTGCCCAAGGACATGACCACGACGGTGAACACGCCGGGACTGGACTCGGCCATCTCCAAGCTGAAGCAGTATGCGGAGGCGGCGGGAGCGCCGACCGGCCGGGGCGGGTCCCGGGTGCAGGCCAACGCGGCGGGCGGCTACATCACCGGGGAGGGCACCGGCACGTCGGACTCGATCCTGTCGTGGCTGTCGAACGGCGAGTACGTGGTGAGCGCGGCGGCGACCGCCGCGGTCGGGCGCCCGTTCCTGGACGCCCTGAACGGCGGTGCCGGGCGCATGGGCGCGGCAGGATCCGCAGGCAGCGGCGGGGGCACCGGCGGCATGGGCGGCGGCACGACGATCGTGCAGGTGTTCCTGGACGGCAAGCCCGTCGGAAACGCCGTCCAGCGGGTCACGCTGCGCCGCGACCTGCGCAACTCCGGCAACGGCCTGTCCCTGGCCGGAGGGGGCCAGCGGTGAGCGTCGCCACCGTCCCGCAGATCACCTACGAGTTCGCGTTCAACGCCGACCCGAACCAGAACACGGTGCCGCCGTACTGGACGGACCTGTCCAGCCGCGTCCTGTTCGGCTGGGGCACCACCCACGGCCGCCAGTACGAGCTGGACATCAACGAGGCCGGCGAGTGGCAGGTCGAGCTGGACAACCGCGACGGCGCCCTGGACCCGGGCAACGCCGCGTCGCCGTACTGGCCGAACGTGCTGCCCGAGCGGCAGTGCCGGATCCGGTGCGTCCTGGGCGCGAACCTGCTGACCCCGGACCAGGCCTCGGCCGGGGAGTGGTCGCCGCTGGGTGTCGGTATGGTGCCGCCGTGGCTGGGCGTCGCCTCGCTGTCCGGCT